TTACCTCCACCTTCATGGCGAATAGGAAAGTAACCACACCAACCTTCAACAGCTATAGCAACACCAATAACATAGCCTTTGCTAACAGCCCACCCTGGACCTATGCCACTGTTTAATCCTATGTCTCTTGTCTCTAAATCAATAGCAATTTGTTTTGCGTCAGATAAATCTGGTAGTCGTTCCGGAGGAGTCCACTCACTTGGTGGTTGAAATAATGGTATCTGAGTCATCTTCATTGTCCTGTATCTCACCCGCAATTGCTGCATATCCCGCCATGTCTATGTAACAATCCTTCGTGGGTCTATGTTTAATTCTTGCTACCTTTACTAGAAGCATGCATATCGCTACATCATGCGCTGATATTTCATAATCTAAATAGGAAGACCAAAGCTTAGCGATGTTCTTATGATTCTGATACTTATCACCATAGTCATGCTGACGTTGACCAGTTACTATCCTTGCCGCAGTATCTAAATATTCTCTACTCTTCATCTTTCTCCTTATTATTAATAGATCTTAAATCATTTCTCATAAGTTGTAAATCAAGCAATAATAATTTCAATTCCTTGTCTACTTTTTCCCGGTTTAACTTAGGTAATTCAGCCCTTATTCTCCTTACCTGTTTCTCTGTAACATCTAATTGTTTCAGTGCTGTATCTATTGTAAACATTATGACCTCCAAAACATTTCTGTGAATTCCTTATCGGTTTGAGAGCGAACCAAATGCAATTCATTTTTTGCTCGTGTCATTCCCACATAGAACACACGTCTCTCTACATCTTTATTTCTTCTATACTCTTCATCGACTTTAAAAGATAAGTCAGAAAATAATAAAACATTACTTGCCTCTCCTCCTTTAGATCCATGGATAGTAGAAAGTTTTACTCTTGCTTCATGATTTAAATTTTGATTACGTCTTAACGCTGCTAATAAATAAGCTACCTTCGTCGGTGGTATTCTATCAAGTGCATTATCCCATCGTAGTTCTTGAGATAAAAGTAAACCATAATTATTTTTTAACTCTTCGTAAGTATATTCTTTATCTTCATTAGCTCGGGGCATTGTCTTTGATCCATAACTAACTCCTACATCTACATTCATGTAATGATACATTGCTTTGATACCATCTAGCTTTACTGTTTTATTTCTAGTTAAACGTGTCCACGTATTAATAGCTAATAATAAACGATCACTTACTGATTTAGAATTCTGTCGTTGATAAAATATACCTCTTGTCTTTAACTCTTCTTCTATCTTGTCTAATAAATAATTAGTACGAGTTAATATTAACCAATCATCTTTTAAGAAATCTGTGTTGGCGTAAGGATTGACACGTGTCTTTAATAAACCTTCACGGTCCGTGGCCTTCCAATCTTTATGTACCCTATCACCTACACGTCCGATCACGGCATTAGCTCTTTGTTGCACGGCTAACGGTACACGGAACGATTGATCAAGAATAATTCTGTTGCCTTTTAATTGTTTAAATCTCCATGGATGTGCACCTGCCCATTCAAAGATAGCTTGATCATCATCTCCTGCGATGTAAGTGTGTGTAGAATTTTGAGATAAGATATCAACCATATTCCATTGCACACTGCTAAGATCTTGTGCCTCATCAATGATAAGTAATTTAAGTTTAGGCGCTTCTTTTCTTTTATTAAACTCAATGATCATGTCAGTAAAATCCATGAAACCATTTTGTTTTTTATACTTCTCTAAACCCTGTGCTATCTTACGTAACTTTAAAAAACCTCCAGGCAAATGTCCTGTTTCTTTTTGACAGAACTGATGCTCAAGACTCACGTCTTTTATTCTTGCTAAGTCTATGATGTTAACAAACTTATCATCCTGCCACCCCATACCATAGCTGTCGTATTTATTTGTAGGATTAGATAGTTTTACATTTAACAAATCTGATACTTCTTTATAATCCGCATCGGACATTAACGACGAGTCTGTTAATCCTAACTCCATGTAAGCTAGGCTATGTAATGTTCTAAAGTATTTAAAATCTTTTTTATCGTACTGTGGAAACCGGTCCACGGCACGAGTGATAGCCTCGTTCGCTGCTTTACGAGTGTAGGCAAAGTATCCTATCTGATTTGGTTGTATTCCTTTTGCCAATCCTTCTTCAACTATTGTTAAAAGTTTATGTGTCTTGCCTGTACCTGGAGGACCAAAAATTATATTCATCATTAGAATGCCTCCTTCTTTTTCATATCGGGTATATGTAAATCTTTTTGTTCTATTTGTTTTGAAGGTACATACCACAGATAATACGTGATACCTTTAACTTTTTTTCTATGTGATCCTCCTCCTAAATCTTGCATAACTCTTGCGTGCATTTCTGTAGAAGTAAGAGCAGAAAATCTTTTCTTATTTAAATATTCTTTTAATGTTTTAGGTTGGAAGTATATCTTACCTTCGTTCTCCCATGGCATTTCAATTGCTATCTCTTCCTCTCTATCTGATACACCTTGATCATAAATAAAAGAATACAGATAAGAATCAAACTGACCCCACTTTGTTATCTCCGGTGGTGTTTCTATTATCTCTACGTTCTCGAGTAAGCTTTGAATCTTTGCGGTCCATGCGGCAGGGCTAAGTGCATTAGGTAATTGTGTTAATGCATCCATACATTTCTTTCTGAACTTACGTTGATCGAAAAGTTCTTCTGTATTTAAAACTAATCGTTGCTCTTCAAAGTTTAAAAACCAAACAGGTTCATCCGAGTCATACTTTTGTAGATCAGAAAATTTACTTTCATACTCTCCACCTATTCCATATTTTCTTAAACGACATTGTGGTGCGTCACATCTTGAACACATTGGTTGATCTTTACATTTGTATTGATAATCTTTTTTATCATGTTGGTTGATTGTCTTGGTTACTTGCGCATGACCAAGTGGTGGCTTCATGTATTTAAAATTAAACTCAGATATTTTATCTTGCCATTTCTCAGGCCATTTCTTTTTTGCATAGACTGCGTACTGATACAAAACATTATCTCTTCCGCCTTCATCTATGCCAACACTAATTAAAGTTTGCAAACAAGGTGGTCCATCTTCTAGCTCTTCTACCTTCTTTACTTGTTTTGTTTTAAAGTTTCTTAACTTGTCTTCTGTAATTTTTCTCTCATCAACAAAAGAAAGAAACTCATCTAGTGATAACGACTCTCCCTTTTTATCAAAGGCATAACGCATGGTGTCATCACCTGCATGATAAGGTAAGTTTAAAAAGTTTCCTGTGTCTCCTCTGTCTGCTTGCAATTCAATTTGTTTAGGAAAGATTTCACAATCAGCATGACCTAACAAAGAAGCAAAGCTTGTTAATCTATTTCGCATTAGCTGTGCAGATACAACGCCATCTATAAATAAAAATAAATGTGCACCTCCACTCTTTGATCGACATGCAATCAAAGGTAATTTTAATTTCTCTATGTTACTAATTAATTTTTTATGATCTAACGGATATGTATCTACATCTATACAACCCCACCTACACGTTGAATCATCCATAATAGGAACGATACCAAGGCTAGGATCTTTACCTGCAATGTGATCTATCCAGTGTTGTGGTGTTACTGGTTCCTTTTTTATAAAGGATTTACCCCCACGTTTACCGCTATCTTTTATTTCGCCCGGAACATATACCCCGTGTGCTCTTTCTAAACCTGTAAAAACTTCTTTGAATTTATCTACACTCATTGTATCTTTCGTTGTTAATTAAATGAGGGCGAATAATCTTCCGATAGTTCGCCCTCACCAGCTGCCCTAGTACGGAGTAGCTTGCTCCGACTCGGTCGCATTACCCTCACCACGTTCTTGAGAAACCTTAGCCTCCCCTTTACTTACTGTTTCAGCAAAAGTTTTTGCTGCGGTGAAGAGAGCAATGTCCTTTTCATTAGCTTGATCGAGTAATCTTTCAAAGCTAAAATCAAATGTATGCCATGTACCTTTATCATTCTTTTGTTTGACACTGTTGACTCTGAATAAACCAGAGAACATAGGCCACTCAGCAGGGATCACGGAACGAATTAAAGAATTAAATTTCTTACTTCGTTTATACCCTGTTGATTTAAGAGTGATGACACAAGGACTACCTAACATACCGTTCGATGACTGTCCTCCTTCATTAACAACATAGACAAAATGATTGGCACACGTTTCAATGTAGTTGCCATTCTCTAATCTATCTTTGTTTTGTGCGTCACGAGTAGTTTGTGAAAGTATGTCTGATGTAGCAGGATACACATTTACAGGAGCACTACTTCCAGTACCTATATTTGCCCATTCTACATACTCTCTTGCAAA